CCGCGCAGATCGGCGATTTTTACGCGTACTCTGTCGGGGAGTTGCAACGACTCGCTTTGTCTGTGCCGACCATTTCGCGTTCAATTCAGATGATCGCGTCAATGGTCGGCTGCTTGGAACTTAAGCACTACACCACCCAGTGGACGGGTGAAGATTATGAAGAAATCTATTTAGAAAACGAATCGTGGATGGATCAGCCCGATCCTCGCGTGACTCGAAACTTTATTTTCTCTCAGTTGGTAACAGACCTTATTTTGTGGGGGCAGGGCTTTTGGTATGTCACCTCACGGTCGTCCGCTACTGGCCGTCCGCTTTCGTTTGAATGGCTACCCGCCGCAATGGTCAGTCTGGGCGACCAGCAGACCGCCCAGCGTTTCGGACCGTCTAACGACATCATGTTTAATGGCATCCAGTTAAACACTGATGACGTCATCCAGTTCTTGGCACCGTCGCAAGGTTTGCTATACACGGGCAACCGCGCAATTTCTACGGCCCTAAAACTTCAGCAATCCGCTGATCGTTTTGCAGTCAATGAGATTGCGGCTGGGTGGCTTCAGCAGACCGACGCATCCGAACCGATGTCGGCTGAGGATCTTTCGGAACTTGCGGCCGCTTGGCGTAACGCTCGACAGGTAGGTGCCATTGGCGCCTTAAATAGCGTGGTCACATTCAAGGAATATTCGGCGGACCCAAATCGCCTACAATTGGTGGAAAGTCGTCAATTCCAAGCACTTGAACTCAGCAGGTTGACTTCCGTCCCCGCTTATTTACTGGGGATCGGCGTACAAGGCTACACATACCAAAACGCACAGTCCGCACGACAAGACTTGTACTTGTTCGGCGCTAAACAATATTTGGATTGCATTGAACAAACATTGTCAATGAACAACATTCTGCCCCGTGGCCGTTATGTCGAATTTGATGTTGACGACTACCTACAAGAAAACGACTTGTCAAAAGTTGCTTACGAACCATCAGCAGAAGAACGCAGATCAGAGGAAATGGCATGATTCGACTTACAGCCGATTTACCCACATTGGATTTCGCAAAATCAGATAGTGACGCACCCGCGTCTATCTCTGGTATCGCAGTCCCGTGGGCTCCAGTTACCGCAACCGTTTTAGGCGGTCAGCGTGTCGCGTTTGAGCGAGGCGCTTTTGATGTCAATCAAAAAGCCGCCAAACTCATTGAGGGACACGATCTAACGCAGTTGCGTGGAACCGTTAACGCTCTTGCCGATATGGATGAGGGACTTGGCTTCACGGCAACGTTCGCAAAGACAAGGGCCAGTTCGGATGCCGTAGAACTTATCCGCTCGGGTGCCTATGATGCCGTCAGTGTTGGCGCAGAAGTTCAGGAGTCGTATTACGACAAAGAACTTAAAGCCACCGTTGTCACTCGCGCTTCACTTGTCGAATTGTCTTTGGTCGCCGTACCAGCGTTCTCGGGCGCAGAAATACGCGACCTCGTGGCTCAGGCCGACGAACCCGAAGAAGAAATCCCAACAGAAACAACCCCAACAACACCATCCGAGGAGGATGAAACCATGTCAGAACCAACAAGCGTTGAAGCCGCAATCGCGACTCAACCGATCTATGCAACCGCCAAGCGCGAATTCAAATTGCCGTCCGTAAGCGAATACATCTCAGCATTCGTACGCGGTGGCAGTGATTTTGCACAACTTAACGAAAACATCCGTGCCGCCGCTCCAAACGTGACCACGCCTGATTTGCCCGGTGTGATTCCGACCCCCATCATTCAAAATGTGGTGAACACGTTTGTCGGTTCACGCCCGTTGGTAGATGCAACCACGTTGCGACCCATGCCGCAGGGAGGCTCCGTTTTTATCAGACCTGTGGTCTCCGTCCACAACTCAGTGGGCACTGCCACACAGAACACGACCATTACCGCGTCACAATTCGAAATCAATGACGTGCAGATCACCAAGACAATTCAGGGTGGCTATGTTGAAATCAGCGAAGCCGCAATTGACTGGTCACAGCCTGAAGCACTAGGACCGTTGCTTGACGACATGATGCGCGTCTACATGGACCGCACCGACCTGCTTGCTTGTTCAGAATTGCAGACTGGCGTCACCAACAGCAACAACTTTGCAAACGCATCACTTGCTGACCCGGCTTACTGGGTTGAGTGGATGTACACCGCCGCCGCTGACATCTTGACTGGCTCGAATGGCAACTTGCCGTCCGTCCTCGCTGTGTCACCAAACGTCTGGAAGTTGATGGGCAGTTTGTCCGATACCGCTGACCGTCCGTTGTTCCCACAGGTGGGCCCAATGAACGCATACGGTTCACTCAATGTCGCTTCGACACAGGGTGCGTTTGCTTTCGGTTTGCGCGTTGTGGTTGACCGCAACTTGACCTCGGCTGGCATGACCATCCTTGATCCGCGTGCCCTTGAATCGTTTGAATTGAATAAGGGCCTGATTTCCGTGGAACAGCCCTCACAACTCAGCAGGCAGATCGCAGTGCGCGGGTACTGGGCAAGTAAAGTCGTTTCCCCAGAACTTGCCATTAAGGCCGATTTCGTCTGATAGACGAAAACTAAGAGAGGAACTGGATCATGGCCGTATTCACCGTCACGCATGCACAGCGTGTAGACGACTACGCCGTGATCCAGACTCTCGAGGCAACCGATATCACGATCGGTCAAACGATCATCGTTGCAGGAGTAGGAAACAATTTTGATGCGACTTACATCGTTCAGGCTGTCCCTACTTTTGGGTTTGTTGGTGTCAGTGTTGAAGGTGATTTCATTTTTGATTATGAAGTCACCATCACGAATCAACTACTTGTCAAATCAAACTTCGATAACTATTCGCGATCTGCAGCGACTGGAACCGTAACTTGGACCCAGTCCTGCACATGGACCACGGTCGCAGCAGTGCAAGAGTTTCTCGGGATCTCGTCGGCCACGGCAAATGACACCGCTTTCCTAACTACTTGTGTAGCAGCTGCGAACTCATGGTGTTTTCGTCGCAGGGTCTCCGCTGGATACCACGATAATTTGACCAGTGCACCAGATGCGGCCGTACTGCTCGGTACGACTTTATATGCTGCTGGTTGTTACAGGGAACGCGGGACCACTGGAGACAGTTATGCGTCGTTTGGTGACATGAGCGGACCACCGTTGATGACCTTGGGTCGAGTCAACCAGTTGCTTGGCGTTAAGAGATCGCAGTGCGCTTAACATGGCTGGCATTTTCACAGACGCGATCAACACGGTCTCCGCATCGCTCACGGCCCTTGGGCTCAAGCCTGTTACCGATCCACGCAACGCACGACCGCTCAGCGTCTTTATTGAGTTGCCGTCGTTTGAATCGTACGGTGCAAACCCAACATCCAAAGTCAGTGACGTCACAATCACTATTCGAATCCTTGGATCGCCACCCGGCAACCAAGACTCCAGCGACTACATACTCGGCGTCGCCGATCAAATTCTCGGGTCAGACATTGCAGTCATCTCGGGACAACCATCCATCGCAACGATCGGGTCGCAAGACCTCCCCTGTTACGACCTCACTATCAAACTCACAGCGACACGCTAACTAACAAAGGAAAAACATCATGGCAATCGTTTACCAAGGCAGTGGACAAATCACCATTGGCGCAAACAACATTTCACTCAACTGTTCATCTATCACCCTCGAAGCAGGCTTTGACTCGCTTGAGGCAACCGTCATGGGAGCCACTGGACACAAGTTTGTCGCTGGCCTTCAAACGGTCAGCGTTTCGGCAACTGTGCTTCTTGAGTACGGCGCAACCTCAGTGGAAAAGTATTTGTCAGATGTTGTTGGCGACGGTGACACCACCGTCATCGTGGCACCAGATAGCGGTGTCGCTGCACCCGGCAATCCGATTTATACGATTTCTAACATGATGATCTCGTCGTTTATGCCGATTTCAAGCACCGTCGGCTCCCTTGACACCATGACCGTTACGGGCACTGGTGGCACTTGGGTCCGCGCCGTAGCCTGATCTAACCAACACAACCAAAGGACCCCGACATGATTGGTATGACGTTACGAGTAGAGATGCTCGACGGAGAAACACACGAGGCACCAATTACTTATGGTGTGGCGTGCAGGTGGGAGGATCATCACCCACAGTTATCCGTCGGGCAGTTTCTAGAAAACATGAAATTCAAGGCTTTGGCTTGGTTGGCATGGGACGCGGTGCGCTCGAGTGGCGTAATCGTGGAACTGTTCCCCAAGTGGGTTGAAAAAGTAGGGGACATCACGTTCGTCCCAAAAGAGAAACCCAAGCAGGACGCGCAGTCAACCTCATAGCGCAGCTGGCAATTAGGACAGGCATCAGTCCATTGGATTTGATGGAGTGTCCAGCGTCGGTTGTGGATGAGATGGTTCGCTTGCTGGTTGAGGAAAACGAGAAAGCGAAACATAAGCGATGACAATTCAGGTGAAAGGTGTGGCCTCGACTTTGCGTGATCTTGGCAAAATCAACCCTTCACTTAAAAAGGAATTGAACAAAGACATCCGCAACATTTTGAAACCGATGTTGTCTGAGATTAACCAGTCAATTCCTTCGTCGCCTCCGCTATCTGGAATGGCTCACAACGGGCGCACCGGGTGGCCCAACCGTAAGAACGCAGTCATTAAAATTGACACGCGCAAACCGCGCCGTGGGCTCAATGGGCCGTCCACCAAAACGGCTGTCAATATCGTCCGCATTGTTACTAAGGGCGCACCTGTCGCCATTGTGGATATGGCTGGCAAGGCTGGTGGCACTACTTCTAGGCGTGAACCAAAATATCAGCGCCCAACTTTTGCCCGTTCGCTACCGGGTGACCCGTCACGGTTTATGTGGAAGAACGCCGAGAAGACGATTGCTAGTGTTGAGCGTGAAATGAATGACACAATTAAAGCGGTCGTGTTTCGAGCTAATCAAGAATTGATGAAGGTGAAAATCTAATGGCAATCAATATTCCCATCATCACAAGCCTTGAGGACAAAGGCATCAAAGCCGCTCAAGCAGCTTTCGGTAATTTTAAGACTGCGGTTGCTGGCGCTGAAGGTGGCATGGGCAAATTTAAGGCTGGTTCCAAAGTCGCCTTAGATGCTGTAGCCGCTAACGCCGCATCTTTTGCGGTTGCTGGCGGTATTGCTTTTGCTAAATTTGCGATGGAAGGTGTTCAGGCTTTCCAAAAGTTGGCGTTAGGTG